TAACAACTAATGAAGAAAGTCTAAATATGCCTATCATTAACTTTGTAGAAACTGAACCTGTTATTAAACTTACAGGAATTGATACTGAATAAGAAATACGAAGAACTTTTTTCATCTAAAGCTAGATACTACATTATCACAGGTGGTAGAGGATCAGGTAAGTCATTTGCCGTTACAGTCTTTCTTACACTACTAACAATGACAGAAGGCATTAGAGTATTGTTTACACGTTTTACAATGGTATCAGCTCACTTGTCAATCATACCTGAGTTCTTAGAAAAGATAATACTATTAGGATATGAAAATACCTTTAGTGTAAATAAAGCAGAGGTAGTCAATCTAAAGAATAAATCAGACATACTATTTAGAGGTATCAAGACATCAGCTGGTAATCAGACAGCAAGTTTAAAGTCATTACAAGGAGTAAGCACTTGGGTACTTGATGAAGCCGAAGAACTTATTGATGAAGATATATTTGATACAATAGACTTAAGTATTAGAGAAAAGAATATACAGAATAGAATCATACTTATACTTAATCCTGTAACTAAAGAGCATTGGATATATAAAAGGTTTTTTGAAGACAAAGGAGTTGAAGCTGGATATAATGGTTTTAAAGACAATGTATGCTATATCCATAGTACATACGAGGATAACAGAGAAAACCTCTCAGAGAGCTTCCTAGAGCGTATTAAGACTATAAAGCACAATAACTTTAAGAAGTATCAACATAAAATTCTTGGAGGTTGGTTAGACAGAGCAGATGGTGTAGTATTTGATAATTGGAGTATAGGAGAATTTAATCCTGATAACTTACAGACTTCTTGTGGTATGGACTTTGGATTCTCAGTAGATCCTGATTCATTGACTGAAGTAGCAATAGATAAAAAGAAACAAAGGATATATCTTAAAGAGCATATATACAAGAATGGTTTAAAGTCAAATGAATTAGCACAGATAATACTAGACAAGGTAGGACAGAAGCTTATCATAGCAGATTCAGCAGAGCCAAGACTAATAGCAGACTTAAAGCATTTAGGAGTAAACATTAAACCTGTAAAAAAAGGAACTATTGAAAGTGGTATAACACGTATGCAAGACTATCACTTAGTAATAACACCTGAATCAACTAACATAGCTAAAGAGCTAAATAATTATATATACAGCGACAAGGGTTCTAAATTATATCACGATTCATATAACCACGCAATAGACGGAATAAGGTATAACGTAATTTACCATTTAGACAATCCAAATGCTGGAAGATATTATGTTCAATAAAAAAAGGGAAGCACAATGCCTCCCCTAATTATTAACTAAAACTTGGCAAATATAACATTTTAAACTAAATATCAACAATTTCTATTATATAGTATATGAAGGTAAAGATTAAGAAGAAGGGAAAAGTAAAAGAGTTCAAGTTAATTAACAAGTGGGAAGACGTAACATTAGAGAAGTGGATAAAACTTGTTGATTATCATAAACTTAGTAAAAGTGAAGAAGCTTTAGAAACTATAAAAGAATTATCTAACATTCCTAAGAACCTAATAAAGGAATTGGAAATAAAAGATATTGCTGTTATAATGAGTAAAGTTGCTGAGCTACAACAGAAGCAAGATAGTTCTTTAAAAAGGATAATTGAAATAGATGGTAAGAGATATGGTTTCCATCCACGACTAGATGAAATTACGCTCGGAGAATGGTCAGACCTGGAGACTATGATAAAGATGGATGTAGAAAAGCATTTACCTGAAGTTATGGCTATACTGTATAGACCGATAGTAGAAGAACAGAATGACATCTATACAATTAAAGCGTATGATGGAGATATAACGATACGAGCCGAACAGATGAAGCAGATGTCAGCAGAGCAAGTGCAAAGTGCCTTGCGGTTTTTTTTTGCTTTAGGGAAAGAATTGTTACTGACTTTGCCATCATTTTTGACGGAACGGCTGAAGGAAATGAAGGAGCAGTTGCAAGCGAGTCCTTCGCAGAAAAGTGGGGGTACTTTGGAATAATGTATAGATTGTGTAATGCAGATATTTCAAAATTAGAACAAATAACAAAGCTTAACCTATTAGAAGCATTTACTTGGTTAAGTTATGAAACAGACTTAGAGTCGCAAAATAAAGTAAAATATGGCAGTAAGTAATAAGACATACAATAAAGTAATAAACACAATATGTAGATTAGGAGAGTATCATCAGCAAATATCTACTGTATCAGTTGGAGACATCTATGACATCAACTTAGAGAAGATGGAAAAGTTTCCTTTATTACATATCAATCCTTTAAACGTATCAACAGGAGATAGTGAGTTAGTATATAACTTTCAAATCTTTATTATGGATATGGTAAGTGAAAAGTCTACTTGGACAACAGCTCAACAAGCTGCTTTAACTAAATTAGTAAACACTAAAACAAACGAGCAGGAGGTATGGAATCAGACGTTAGATATAGTTACTGATTTTATAGGTATGTTAAGACATAGTTCAAGACAATCACTTGAAGGGGTTAATGATATTAATGCACCAATATACTTTACACAAGATCAATTCACAATAGAACCATTCCAAGAAAGGTTTGACAATCTTTGTTGTGGTTGGGTGTTTCAGATAGGTGTTAAAGTAATGAATGACTTTCAGACTTGTGATATACCTGTTACTGATTTGGGAGCTGGTTACTAATGATTGAGATACTAAAGAGATTAAATAAGATAAAAATAGGCAAAGTAATAATAAAAATAATACCACCAACAATAACAATTAAAATATAAAATATGGCAGATTTAGTAACAACATTATCAGAATCAGTAACCTTAAATAATTCACTAAGAGGTTCTACAAACTCAGTAACTACAACAGGAATAAATGATGTATTTGAAAGAATAGTATTATGTACTACGGCACAAGAAACAACAGTATGTTCTTTTGCAGCAAGTCCTTACACTTCAGTAGGTGCTTTAGATGTAGATAGAACGAAGTATTTTAGAATCACTAACTTGAGTACAACAGCAAATATAGAAGTAGCTTTTGTAGGTACTGCTACATTATATCAAGTATTAATTACTCCAGGTAATTCTCACGTTTTAAGTCAAGCAGAAGCAATACTTTTAGCAGAAGCAGATACAACTCCTAGTTTTGGTACTTTAGAGAATCTTGCTAAGGTAACAGTAAAACCTGTTGGAGAAGCAGATGCTAGAGTAGAAGTATTTGTAGGTCTTTCATAATGAAAACTGATAATATAGAAAAGTATTTAAACAGCTTTGGTAAGCAAGTAGTTAATAGAGCTAAGGGTAATCTACAAAAAGCAGGTAAAGGTGGAAACTTAGAAAACTCTATAACTTTCAAAGTAGTTACTGAAGCTGATGGTTTCTCAGTACAATTCTATATGGATAGCTATGGTACATTTGTAGATAAAGGTGTATCAGGTACAAAAACAAAAAGAACTTTTAAAGATTACAAAAGTAAAACAATATCAAGTCCTTATAAGTACACAACTAAACAACCACCTAGTAGAGTATTAGATAAGTGGATAGTTAAAAAAGGTATAGCACCAAGAGATGAAAAAGGTAGGTTTATGTCAAGAAAAAGTATATCATTTTTAATTGCAAGAAGTATTAAAAGAAATGGTATTCAAGGTATAAGCTTCTTTCAAAAACCTTTAGGATTAGGTTTAAAGCAATTTGGTAAGGACTTATTAGAAAATGTAAAAGAAGATATAATAGAAGGATTAACAACAGTAAACTAATGGCAAACTCAATAATAGAACAAGCACCTTTATATGGTTTTTTACCTGTCGGTCAGGAAATAATATATGTAGTATCTAATGCAACAGCAGTAGCAACTGAAACTAAAGTTAAATTTGGTGTTGAGGTTCATATAAGTTCTAATGTAATAAATGTTGCAACTACAACAGATGTGATAGGTACATTCAAAACAACTCCTAACAATGCAGGTGTAGGTATATTTGATTTAAGAAACATTATAGAAAACTATGTTAAGTCTGATAATATGGCTTATGATGGTAGTGAATACAAAGGTACTACAACAAGTTCAGATGATAGACACCCTATACATATAATAGATAAATTTTCACAAAATCGTAATGTAGTAAGAAATATGCAACTACAATTCTTTGTAGAGTATCTAGGGGCTACTGATGTAGCAGGAAATCAAGATGACAATGTTGTAAGGAGAGCAGTAGGAACTTCAGTTAATTCAGATCCTTATGTTATATTTAATGGCTACTTAAATTATACAGATGTATTGACTATTCAAAATTCTAATTTCGGTTATGATTTAACAGATTTTAAAATAGGTAGTTCAAGTAGAAAGTTCTTAACTAATGCACCAAACACTTTATATGCTAATGGTAGTGATTATGGAACTTTATCTTTTATAGTAGAAAATTCAATAACATATACATTATTAAACAATATTACTTTTGATTATTATGATTCATCAGGTTCATTATTAAGTACAGAGACTGTAACTACGGATGTTGCAAATGGTGCTTATACTTTATGGGGTGCAAGTTCTATTAAGCAAATTCTTCACGTTGGTTGTTATCCTGGTAATAGACAAAATACATCAGCAACATTTAGAGGTTATATTACTGCTGGAAGCGTAGCATACTATGATGTTTATTTAGATGGTGTTGCTCAATATACAGAAAAGAAAAGAATATATGTAAACTGTCCTAATCAAAAAGGTTATGAAAGCATACGTCTTACTTGGCTTAACCAATGGGGTGTATGGGATTACTACACATTCACTCAGAAATCTATAAGAAGCACATCAACACAAGGTTCTACATATAATCAATTAGAAGGTACTTGGAATGAAGGAAAGTACAGAATAGATAGTTATAAAGGTGGCAAGAAAGCATTTAGAGTCAATGCCACAGAAAGAATAACAATGAATACAGACTTTGTAACAGAAGCAGATTCAGTAGTCTTTGAGGAGCTTATAAATAGTCCTGAAGTTTATATGCTAAAAGGTTACCAAACAGATATAACAGATTCAGCACTTAATCAATATGTAATACCTGTAAGACTTACAACATCAAGCTTCACTAAAAAGACAATAGCTAATGACAAGCTAATGCAGTACACTTTTGAAGTAGAAAAAAGTAAAACATTAAGAACCCAATCTATATAATGAGCATTCAACTAATAGTATATCCACAAAGTTTTAATGGGCAATATAATTCTATATCTACCACTTCAGGTCAGTTTGTTGTTGATGGTACAAATTTTAACTCAGTAAACACTTCATCAAGTTATGATAGTTCTTCAACTACTAATGTTATTTTAGATACTTTAACTAATGCACCACCATCTATAATTAACACTTGGTATAGATTTAGAAGTACAGGAGCAGGAACACCTACACTACCAAGTGCTACTTCAGGAAGTTTAACTTTATATTCAACAACAGGAACAACTCAATCAGGAATATATCAGAAATTGTCTAATTTATCTGTTGGAACAACTTATGAAATAACAATAGACATATCTACAACAGGTGCTGGTTATATTATACCAAGTGTATATAATGGCACAACACAAATAACACAACCACTTTTTTTAGCAAATCAAAGTCAAATTACACATACTTTTACTGCTACAAGTCAAACAAATACTTTATTAGTTGCTTATTTTAATACCACAGTAGACAATATAGTAATAAGTAATATATCAGTACAACAACAAGGAGTTACACCTTCTACAACTTATACAAACTTAGAAGATGGTCAAGTTATAGTAGACCTTTATGAAGATGAAGATATACCTTTAAGCTTAAGTGTAGATGACTTTAAGAATGTAGCTGAAAAAGTACAGTCATATTCAAAAGCATTTAACTTACCAGCTACAAAAAGAAATAATCAAATCTTTGACAATTTATTTGAGATAACTAGATCAGATGATGGTGTAGTGTTTAATGCTTACGTTAAAACTCAATGTATCTTAAAGCAAGATGGTTTTGTTTTATTTGAAGGATATTTAAAGCTAATAGACATACAAGACAAGGTTGGAGAGATAAGTTATAATGTTAATTTATATTCTGAAGTAGTTGCTTTAGCAGATGTTTTAAAAGACAAGAAAATTAGTGATTTAGATTTTAATGAATTAAACCATCAGTATAATAAGGATAATATTAAAAACAGTTGGAATAGTAATTTAGGTTTAGAATTATTATCTCCATTACCTACTACTAGCTTTGCTTATAATGCTGGATTAGGAATTAACAATACAGATGTATTAAAATACCCTTTTGTAGATTGGACAGGTCAAATAATTATATCAGATGGCTCAACAGGTAATAATGCAACATTAAACTATCCTGAGTTAGCTATATTAGAACAAGCATTTAGACCTTGTATAAATCTTAAATATATAATTGAAAAGATATTTGATCCTACTCCATTTAGTTTTACAAGTGATTTTTTTGATACTGCTGATTTTCTTAATTTATTTATGGACTTTAATTGGGGTGGTGCTACTACTCCTACTATAACTAATGTAAATAATTTCTCAGGTATTTGGGCAAAAATAATATCAGGAACAATCAATCCAACAGTATTAGCAGGTATTGGTAGTTTTAATAATTTAGTATTATTTCCTAATCCATTTGGTAATACTAATCAATTACCTAGTAGTTATAATACAACTACAAATATTATTACAGCAGCAGTAGATGGAGAAAACTACAATATGTCAGGAACTTACAGAATTGAAAATACTTCAGCATCTGCAACACAGACTGTTGAATGTCAATGGCTTAAAAATACAACAGTTATAGCAACACAAACTTTAACTATTTCTCCTTCTTCATATTCTGATTTTGTATTTAGTTTCAATGAAATACTTTTATCAGGAGACACATTACAAGCACAATTTAAAAATAGTAATCCATCAGCTTCTCCTGTTGTAAGAATGATGGAAACTAGCACAACGCCTACATCAGTAGTTAGTTTTAGTATAAATACAGCTGCTATTACTTCAGAAACATTAGTAGAAACATTAAGAGGAGAATTAGGACAGTGGGAGTTCTTAAAAGGTATAATGACTATGTTTAATTTAGTATCTGTACCTGACAAGTCAAACCCTAACAACATATTGATAGAACCTTATGGAGATATGTTCATAGATAATGCTAATAGCACTGCTTTAGATTGGACTGATAAGATAGATGTATCTGAAATGAAACTTACACCTTTAACTGATTTAAACAAGAATACTATCTTTAAATTTGTAGAAGATGATGAAGACCAAACTTTTAAATTATACAAAGAAACAACAAGTGGCTCTTTATATGGTAGTAAAGAGTTTGATGCTTCAGGTTTTACTATACTAGAAGGAGAAAAAGAAATAATAGCTGAACCATTTGCTACTACAATACCTAAACCATTATTTGAACAATTTAATGATTTTGTTACTCCAGCAATATTTACAGCTAATGATAATGCTACTGAATTTGAAGGGTTTGATAATTTACCGAGAATAATGTATAACAATGGAATAAAGACTTTACAAAATGGAGTTACTTATTATATACCTGCACAAAATGGATTGACAAGTGAAAATCAAACTCAATTTTTACAATTTAGTCATTTTACAGAAATACCAACAGTAGGATCATCAAGAGATTTTAATTTTGAAACTAATCAAACTGTTACAAATATAGGAACAACTGCATTTAATTTATTCAATTTATATTGGTTACCTTATTTCAATGAGCTTTATAATCCTGATACAAGGACTATGACTTTAAAGGTCAACATAACTCCTGGAGATATAAATAGTTTTAATTTCTTTGATACTGTTTTTATTAAGAATAGAGAATTTAGAGTAAATAAAATAGAATACAAACCAAACGATTTAGCAACTGTTGAATTTATACTTATTACATAATGTCAAAAGCAAAAACTATACCATTTTTACGAGATTATCCTGTTAAACCAAGTGAGGTTTCATCATTAGGAATAGTAACCTTTACTGATGGAACTAATGACGTAGTTCCTAATCAACAACAATGTGAAGCTTATGGTTATACTTATAATAGAGAAAATGGCACTTGTAATGCTTTTGTTTTAAATACTTCATTAGATTCTAATTTTGCTAATGTAAATAATACTGTAAGTGGTAAAAATAATGTAACTAGAACAGGTACTAACAATACTTATATTATAGGAGAGAATAATACTGTAAATGGTTTATCAAGAAACAACATTGTAGTAGGTAATAAAAATCAAATAGCTAATGGTATTAATAATTCTAGCGTTTATGGTACTTTAGGAGAGGTTACAGCTGATAACTCAATAGTCTTAGGAGGTAATGCTCCAACAGACAATTTAGCTGAGAGACAAAGTATTCAATTAATGTATGGAGTACAGACAACAGCAGGTGGTACAGTAGATACATACTTAAATAACATTACAGATAACTATTTTACTATTCCTGATAATACTGCAATGTATTTTCACGCAGATATTTTAGCAGTAAGAGTAGGTGGTACAGGAACAGGTAATGCTGGAGACTTTTTAAGTTGGGTAGAAAGAGGAGTAGTAATTAATAAGTCAGGTACGTTAAGTATAGAAAGAGAAAGAGATACTATTGTAGGATCAGGTAACCATACAAATTGGAGACCAACAGCTAATGTATCAGGAACTAATTTTAGAATGACAGTAAGAGGAGATACAAATCAAACAATAGAATGGGCAAGTAATATAACATTTACACAAATTAAAACAGGTGTAGCACTTTAAAACAATAGATATGGCAGATAAAGTAGTATTAGAAGCAGAAGTAAAATCAAATATAGGAGAAGTATCACAAGATGCAAGTTCTTTAGCTAGTGAATTTAAAGTTATGGGTGTTTCTTTAAATGATGTAAAAGCTGGATTTGTTTCTATGGGTAGAGCTGCAAAAGCATCATTTGCAACTTTAAAAGCAGGATTAATGAGTACAGGTATTGGTGCATTAGTTATTGCTTTAGGTTCTTTAGTTACTTATTTTACTCAAACAGAAAAAGGTGCAGAAAAGCTTAAAGTTATAATGTCAGGAGTTAATGCTACATTTAACGTATTTAGAGATAGAGTTTCTAAAGTAGGAGAGACATTATCTAATGTATTTAATCAAAGTTTACTTACAACAATAACAGACATTGCAAATGCTTTTAGAGGTATAACTAAAGAAATAAAAGAAGAAGTTACTGCTACAACAGCTTTAACAGAGCGTACTAATAAATTAGTTGATGCTGAAAGAGCTTTAAATGTAACAACAGCAGAGAGAAGGGCTAAAATTGAGGAATTGAAATTAATTGCAGAAGATGTTACTAAAGAAGAAGGTGAAAGATTAGCAGCAGCAAAAGTTGCATTTAATATGGAACAAAAGTTATTAGATGCAAGAGTTACAAATGCTGAAGAAGCAGTAGCTATACAAAAAGAATTAAATGATCTTTCAGAAAGTGGAGAAGAAGATTTAGATGCACTAGCAGAAAAAGAAATAGCATTAGCAAATATAAGAGCAGAAAGTGCAACAAAGCAAATAGAGTTAAATAATAAAGTAAATGCTATTAAAGCGCAAATTTCTGCTGATGAACAAGCGAGAGCAGATGCAGAAGAACAAAAAGAAATAGAAAGAGCAGATGAATTACAAAAAAGATATGATACTGAATTACAATTAGAACAAAACTTATTTCAAGCTAAAATGGCTATTAATAATGCTCTAGGACAATCAATTGGACAATTAAGTCAATTAATGGAAGAAGGAAGTTCAGCTGCAAAAGCATTAGCAATAGCAGAAATAGCAACAAATACAGCAGTAGCATATATGCAAGGATTAAATGTAGCACAAAAAGCATCACTAGCGATGGGTCCTTCGGCTGCTTTTGCATTCCCTATATTTTATGCTTCTCAAGTTGCTTCTATATTGGGTGCAGTTAATCAAGCAAGAACAGTATTAGGTTCAGTTCCAGGAGGAGGTGGTAGTGTTCCTTCTACACCTGCAACTCCAGCACCACAAATGATGTCAGGAGCTTTTGAATTAACAAATGGACAACCTACACAAGCACTTAGAGCTTATGTACTTACAGATGAAATGACAGATAGTCAAAACCAATTAGCTAATATAAGACGTAGAGCTACAATTTAAAAATCAAATAAATATTAATTAAATCTATTATATAGTATGCCTTGTACAAAATGTGAGAACGGAAAATATAAATGGGGAAAGACAGGAAGCTGTGAATATGATTCAGTAGCTGAATGTGAAGAAGCTAATAAAGACTATTACGAAGATATGAAACCAACTAAGATAGTAGAACTAATAATACAAGACGATAATCAAGAATTAGCTATTGATGCTATATCTTTAGTTACAAGTCCAGCTATTGAGCAAGATTTTGTATATTTTGGTAAAGAGAAAAACAACTTGACATTTGCAAAGGTAGATGAAGAAAAACGTATGCTAGTAAGTCCTGCTTTAATACCTAACAAGCAAATATTTAGATATGATCCTAATACAGACTCAGACTACTATGTGTATTTTAGTCCTGATACAGTTAGAAAAGCTAGTGAGTTATATTTAAAGCATAATAATCATCACAAAGCTACATATCAACATCAAGATAGAGTTTCAGGTGTTCTAACAGTAGAGTCTTGGATTAAAGAAGGAGATATGGATAAGTCAAAAATGTTTGGCTACGACCTGCCAAATGGTACTTGGTTCGTTAAAATGAAAATAGACAATGATGATCTGTGGCAAGAGATAAAACAGGGCAATTTAAAAGGTTTGAGTATAGAGGGGTATTTCACAAATAAATTTGAATCTATGCAAAATCAAAAGCCAACAGACCAAGAAATACTAGAAGCTTTAAACGAAATAATAAACGAAAATCAAACAAACTCAAAATAAATCTATTATATTAAAAAAGAAACTATGGACATTAAAGAACAAATATTAGTAGCACTTGGTCTTAACAAAAGTGAAGAACCAATCAAATTAGAATGGCAAGCAAAGTCAGAAGATGGCACTATTTTCGTATCAACTGCTGAAGAATTAGCATCAGGAGTAGATATATCTGTACTAACTGAAGATGGTACTACAATCCTTTTACCTATTGGTACTTACAAGACTGCTGAGGGTGTAACTTTCAGAGTTGAAGAAGAAGGTGTAGTTGCTGAGGTTATGGAAACAGAAACTGAAGAAGAAGTAGAAGCTACTGAAGACAAAGAAGAAATGGCAGAAGCTGTTGAGTTTGCATTTCCTGAAACTGATGCAGAAAAAGCAGATTGGGCTAAGTCTTACGAAGAAATGAAAGATAAAGTAGATAACTTAATGGATGCAATTGCTGATATTAAATCAAGAATAGGAGAAGGCGAAACAGAATCTGAAGAATTATCTGAAGAAGTTATTGAAGTAGTTGAACCATCTACTAATCCTAAGTCTATCAAAACAACTGAAGTAGTTGAATTTTCAGCAGAAGAAGAATTAGAGAAGTTAAAGTCTGAAAACGAAAAACTAAAAACTGAATTAGCTAAATCACCAGCTGACTCACCAATTAATACAAATAAATTTAGCTCAGAAAGAAAAGCTCTATCAAGAAAAGAATACAGCAAACTATCTAGGCAAGAAAGATTTTTATACAACTTAAACAAATAATAATAATTTAAAATTTTAAAAAATGGCGTTTACTACAACATCAAACTTTTCTGGAAAAGCAGCTGGTTTTTACATCAGTGCAGCTTTAAAAGAAGCAAAATCACTTGACTTTCTTAATGTAATAGAAAATATCAAGTTCAAATCTAATATCCAACGTATGGCTGGATCAGGAGTAGTTGCTGATGCAACTTGTGACTTTACAGGAGCAGGTACTTTAGCACTTACTGAGAAAGTATTAGAACCTAAAAACTTACAAATTAATTTAGACCTTTGTAAATCTACTCTTTTAGATTCTTGGGAAGCTTTACAAATGAGAGCAGGAGCAGGCGCACCACCTCCAGCATCTTTTGATGACTATGTTATCTCTTATATGGGAGAAATCATTGCAGAAGCAACAGAAGAAAGCATTTGGTCAGGTACAGCAGTAGCAGGGAAATTTAACGGTTTCTTAGGAGCTGCAACAGGTTACCTTTTACCAGGAGTTGATGCAACAGTTGTTCAATCAACAGCTTCAGGAGCTTACACAGCAGCTAACATTATAGCTAACCTACAAACTTTAACAGCTGATATGGCTACTAATATTTCAGCAGTATTAAGAAAAGAAGACTTACATATTTATATGAGTCCTAAGACTTATGCTTTATATATCTCAGCAGTATCTACATTAGGATATGTTAATGCTTACAATATGAACGGAGACTATGCTCCTGTATTTGAAGGTTACAAAATCGCAGTTTGTCCAGGAATGGTAGATGACGAATTAGTAGCAGCTCAGAAGTCAAACTTACATTATGGAACGGACTTATTATCAGATGCTACAAGAATTACATTAATGGATATGGCTCAGTTAGATGGTTCTGACAATATGAGATTAGTTGCAAGATACTCAGGAGGTGTTCAAACAGGAATAGGAGCTGATATCGTAAGACAGTCGTAATAACAAAAATAATGGGAGAGTGTAAAAGCTCTCCCTTAACTTAAAAATAATAAACAATGGCTTGTACAGCACTTACTAGAGGAAGAACATTGAACTGTAATAGAATTAGTGGAGGTATTTCTGCTGTTTATTTTGCAGTCTTAGACCAAATTACATCTATTACTTATGATTCAACTGCTGCACCAAACGGTGTAAGAGAGATTGATGATATAGATATGGGTGCTAATAGTATTTACAAATATGCTTTACCATTAGGTACATCATCTTTAACAGATACTATTGTAGGTTCAAGAGAAAATGGTACTATATACTATACTCCAACTATCAATATAATTTACAATAAACTAAGTAAAGAGGATCAACAAGAGATTAAATTATTGGCTGCAACTAAAACAGTTGTATTTGCTGAATTAAATCAACAACTTGCAAATGGACACAATGTAATTGTAGCTATGGGAATGGTTAATGGAATGGAACTTAATGCAGGTACTATGGACTCAGGAGCAGCTTGGGGAGATAGAAACGGATATACTTTAACTTTTGATGGAATGGAATCCCAACCTTTTGCAATGGTTCAAGATTACACATCAACACCTTTTGACAATTTAGATTCAGGTGGGGCGATTCCAATTGTATCAACAGGACTATAATCTTAATTAGTAGTTTTCATATATTTCTTAGAGGAGAGTAGCTTAATTGTTACTCTTTTCTTTTTAAAGGCAAATAAAAACAGACTTTTTCTATTATATAGTATGATACAAGCAATAACAGAGACTAATCTAACAACTTTCTTACAAACTGAAGACAATCGTATCAACACTTCAGTAGCTTCATCACAGATAAGACATTTGTTAAAGTTTACTAATGATATGGATAAGTCAGTTCAATATGCTTATGGAACTACTGAGACAATATTTCCAAGATATACAGAGTTTACTTTTACATACAATGTTACTCCTGATGTTTATAATGGAGATATTAAATTCTTACCAGCTGGATATTGGAAGTATGAAGTTTACGAAGTAAGTTGGGTAGGTGCAGTATCAGTATCATCAGGTAATGCTCCTGCAACGGAGAATGATGTTTTAAGTCCTCCTGCTGACACTAAAGGTATAGTGCAAGGGTTAGTTACCAAAGGCAAGATGTATGTAGCAGAGAAAGACGGAACACAACAAGTACAATACAATGAATATGAGCCAAGCTCAGGAACAAATTATATATATTACGGACAATAAAAAATTAAAAAATGGCAATAGAAAACGTACAACAGCTTTTAACAGAGCAATTAGGAAAACACAGATGTGATGTTATAGGTACAACGGCAATGACAGGAAAAGACTACTATGCAATATATTTCCCTGTGGAAAGTGTAATAGCAGATATTACTGCAACTAATGTACAAGAAGTTACAGGATCATCAGCAACTAGACTACAAACTACTTATGCAGCAGGAACAACTTTATTCCTTACAGTAACAGATATACAGCTTACAAGTGGAATAGCAATTTGTTACTATAACCAACCTTTATAATGAGATTAGCACTAGGAATATCTTTACCTTCTAGTAATAAAGGAGGATTAACACCTGTACAAAAGCAGGTTAGCGACTTTAAAGCAAGAGTTATTGCTGATGGTGGAGTATTTGAAGCTAAGGCTTGTTTAGAAGCACAATTAACAACTTTAAATAATATAGAATGAGTTTATTAGATGATGTTAGTATAGTAGTAACTCCTAACGGATATAAGGCAGGAGAATTGTATGCAGTTGTACCTGTACCTAGTGAGGGTGCTGAAATTTTATCACAACCTGTTGATTTACAAACTGACTTTGTTAATAATGGTGGTGGTGTAATTGTTGATGCAGATACTTTCACTACGGCAGGAGGAACATTTGATGGTATAAGAAAAAACAATTTTTTAACAGCAGGAACAAGGTATAAATTAATTATAGAAGGAAATACTACAAGTTCAGGTTTTACTATTGGAGAAACTACTATGAGTGGAAATGAGTATGGTAGTGGTTTTGGAACTCATTATTTTACTGCAATAGGAACAGGCTCAATATGGCTACGACAATCAACAGCAGGAACTACTGATATAACAAGTTTTAGTATAAAAGAATACACATCAGCAGATATGGATGTTACTAGAGCAACTGCTGCTACAAGAGTAGATGAAGATGGATTAGTAAATTATGCTGAGGTTATAGGAAGTGAGTTAGTGACTTGTGGAGATTTCTCTTGTGCAACACCTTCAACTTATTGGACTGCTACTAATGCTGTTATATCTTTTGACAATAATCAATTAACAGTTGATGATACGGCAGGTGCTGGTGGAGATTCAAGAGGTTCTCAAACTATTACAACTGAAAATGGAAAAGCATATAGACTTACATTTGATAGAATTTCAACAACTTCTCTATTTTATTTAGGCGTAGGTAGTGGTGCAGGATATAATAATATTTTTTATTCTAGTTTAGGAACTGATACAGGAGAATACACACTAGATTTTACAGCAACAAGTTCAAGTACAACTATTGCTTTTATATCAGGAGGTAATGGTATTACTGTTTTTTCAAACATATCAGTAAAAGAAGTTACAAGAGATAACGTACCTCGTATAGACTACACAGGAGGAGGTTGTCCACATATATTAGCAGAGCCACAGAGGACTAATCTTATTAATTATAGTGAGGACTTTAGTCAGAGTTATTGGACTAAATCAGGTGTTACTCAAGTAACTTCTAATCAGGCAACATCTCCTGATGGAACAGAAAATGCTGATTTAATAGTTTCAGATGGCACAACAGGTGTTTTTAAAGGAGGTATATTCGTAACAGGTGTAGTAACAAGGTCAGTATATTTGAAAAGTGTTACAGGAACTGTGAATGTTATTTTAAAAGACCCTAACTTAACAGTAACTCAAAAAACTTTAACAGTAACGGAGGAATGGCAAAGGTTTGAATTGATTGAAAGTAATGGTACTTCTGCACAAGGTATATGGTTAGATGATATACCTGCAAGTGGTATTTATATTTGGGGAGCACAATTAGAAGCAGGCTCTTACGCAACAAGTTATATTCCAACATCAGGAAGTACAGTTACAAGAAACCAAGACATCTTCACAAGAGATGGTATAGGTAGTTTGATTAATAGTACAGAGGGTGTTTTGTTTGCTGAAATTGCTGCTTTAAGTGATG